AATCTTGTCAACTTCAGCTTGGGTAAATGATTTACCCGCCCCGTCATCTACTGGGTTTGCGTCTTTTAAGTCTACGTCCGGACTGTCCATGTTTTCGCTCATGTAAGCACCTCTTTCGAGTAGTTGGAAAAATGGTTGCTAGTGCTCACTCAGTAAACACCGGCCTAAAGTGATGGCGGCATCCATAGCCCCCGCGAACAATGAAAGGGTCACCAGGCGCTTTACCAGCCCAGTTGCCCTGCCATATTTGTCTTATTTCTTCTTCAGTGTACGTCTTGCCAGCATGTCTACGGCAAAACTCACGGGTATCAGTAATAGTTGAGCCGTAATACTTGTATGCGTCAGCGCCTGATTCTTTGCCTAGTTGTATTGCAATAGAAGCGTCAAACTGCATTAGTGAGTCGTGAACTATCTGCGTAGAATAACGACGCATGTTGTTGCCCAGCTTGTCTGCGGCAAATATGCTGTGCAGGCTTTTAATAGCATCCTCAGAGGCTTTACCACCAGCGTTGGCTATATCCACCAGCCTTGCAACCTCAACCTTGTCTGAGGCGGCAAATACACCGTTTATCTTTTGACGCAATGCGGTAATTGAATCAGCGGCAGTTCTGCCTGTCAACGTGTTTTGGTAGACCTCGTCTGCTATTTCGTTTAAAAAGCGCGAGGCAATGGCCTCAAAGCCTTGGAATGATTGTCGCTTTAACGCTCTAACAACATCTTCACTTACCCCTACAAAGTCGCCATACTCACCAAGCATTAGGCGCAGTGACTCCGAGGCCTTGCTGTAATCATTTACCACTGCCGTTGATTCAGCCAAAAACAGCGTTCGTATTTGAATGAGTATGTCTTGCCTGGCCGCAATTGCCCACTCAAGGTCAAACAGCTTTCCAGCCTTTGTCGGTGCGCTTGCTACTATTGCCGCTATACGAGACTCAAGCGTTTGCAGAACAGTGGCCATGCGCTTTTCATTCGCATCACCTAACTGCTCTATAAACTTTGCGTGCTGAATGTCAGGTGTCATTCAAACTGGCCTATTACCTGCGTAGATGATTCAATTTCAACATAAGCTCGTTGCAAGTCCTCATCATCAAGAACCAGGTCTGCAATACGCTTATCCACCTCTTGCATAAAGACTTTGGAATTTACACCGCTTGCGCGTGCAGTTTGCAAGAACGCCAGCTCGTTGGGGTAATCTCTAACGTCAAAGCTGTCTGGGTAAAACACCTCTACGTCAGGCGTTACATCTTGCCACATGCAGAAAAACGTCCAAAGCTGCTCCTCTGCAAGTTCTAACAAATCCGCCTTTTCTGATAGCTTGGCATTTAGCAGTTGGAACTCTGTCTGCAAAGCAATGCCTGACTTTGTTTGAATCTCAGAAGCTCGGACTGCCCCCATGTGCGCCATGCGGTTGATTGCCTCAACCTTGTCAGTGATGGCTGCGCGTATCGCGTCAAGGTTTGCTCCGCTTGGTTGCAACATGTAAGGCTTCATGTTGGGGTCTAGGTCGTCTGGCATATTGACGACAGAACCAGCCCCAGCGCTTGCGTCCGTGTCAAAAGACTTAACCAGTGTCGGATGGTTACTTATGCGAATTAGCTGCTCAATCTCTGACAACTCCTGGTAAATAGCCTTTTGCATACCGGCTATATCAGTCAAATCTGATATACCTATACCTCGAATCACCGAACGCTGTGCTGGCACGTAAACAGCCGGTATAACGCCAAGCGGGTTGTCTATTTCCTCAACCAGGCGCTCGTTGTCGTTATTCACTTCGTACAGCTTGATTGATTCGTTAGTCCAAACCCTTATCATTTGGGTTGACTTCGTATCCGTGTGCCGTATGACTGACTCTCGAACTTTGAAATAAACAAGCTGCTGTCGCCCTGAAGCTGTCCGTTCGTACTTCCAGTCAAATACGTTTTCAGGAGTAAACAGGTTCACATAAGGTCTAACGCCCTGCGCCAACTCATCAGCGCGAGTCCCAGCGTTTGATTTTGGCTTGTCTAGAACCAGCCAGGAATGCCCGTAGACACTCGCCCAAATTTGAGCCTCTCGCATAAACGAATCAAATGTGCGGCCATCAAGGTCTGCATCTTTAAGAAAGTTAATAAGCGTTGGGTTGCCGTCTAAGCTGTTGAACTCACGTTTCGGTGCTACACGCCACAGATAGCTGCTGTAAATATGCACAATATTTCGGCAATGGTTGTCTAGAGGCGTCAGGTCAATACGACGCAAGTACTCGGTCTTGTCTTCACTTACGTACTTTGTTAAGTACTGGCCATTCCTATACTCATCGCCACCCATATAGCTTCGCAGGAAAAACTCCCAACGATTTGAGTTGTCGTCATAGTCGGGATGCTTGTTTGTGATTAAAACCATTATGTCCACCTAGCAGGTTGTGCTGTAAATTCGTGTCTGCGCTTTATGGGCATTTTACGAACGACAAAATATCCAACCGCATCGTTCATGTGATCGAATCCTGTTGATTTGTCCGGCTCACCGTTTTTGTCATAGGCCTGTTGTTCCAACCCAAGAGCAATGTTGGGGCATTTATCAATGTTTATGTAGTATAAGCGATGGCCTTCATTGTTGCAAAGAGCCATATTGACAGCCGCAACCCTGTCTTTTACCCGACCGTTCGCCCTCGGTGCGTTGATAGTGAACCCAGCGTTTCTTAACAAAACCAGGTCGCTAGATGCCGCGTTAGTTGTGCTTGTTGCCCCACCGCTTGCGTCTGGGTAAACAATTATTGGGTTTTCAGGATACCTGTTGCGCAATGTTCGTATAACGTTTGGCGTGTCCTGGCCTCCGCTTACCTCATCTACCGCGTAAGCGTTGCCATCTCTCATTACATGAATTGCCGCCGCCATGTTGTTAACGTTAAAGTCCATCCCGACGTGCAATGTCTCGTTTGTACTTGGCACTAAACCCTTTGCGTTCAAAAGCCGGTCGTAGTTCATGTAAACCGTACCAGCCGTCAAGTTGACAAACTCACCTTCAATGTAGGCGTTTAGTAAGTTGGCTGGGTAAGTCTCTCTAAGCGATTCAATGTAACCGGCTGGCAAGTGAGGGTTGCTATAAGTTGGAGCCTTAATTAGCTCATAACTTTCTGATGGGTTTTTATACCAACGCTCATAAACAAACCTGAAGCCTTCTGGGGTTGTGCCAACGGCAACCGTGTTTGTGTGTCCATTGGCCTTTTTTTGCCTATTTCTGGCAATAATCTTATTCCAAACATCATTAGCCTTGTTAGCTGGCAATGTGTCTAGCTCGTCAACCATTGAATCGCCAACTTCGTAGCCAACAATGGTGTCTGGGTTTTCCATTGTGCGAAAGATGATTTGACGATTGTTTACCCTTATAACGTGTTCGCTTCGGTTTAGCTCGTAGGGTATGCCAATATCATCTAGCGCGGCTTGAAATCGCGGGTAAGCTATTGTTCGGACTAGCGGGTAGTTTGGCAAATAGTAGGCCACGTCTGCCCCACCTTGTGAAAATATCTTGTTCAGCGTTCTAAGTACTAGGGCGTGCGTCTTACCGGCGCCAAAGCCAGCCACCATTGCTGGGAACCGGCTTGTACTGTTGACTAACTGCGCTTGCGGCTTTGTAGCCCTAGCCCTAAGTTTCACTAGCCACTACTTCAAATGACGTAACCTGGTGCGTGCTTGTAACAGTCTGTTTATCAGATTGCCCTAGCAAGTTCTTTCCTAGCCATATAAGCATAGGCACGTTACCTTCTTCGGCAGCTTTAAATTGCAATCTTCGTAGGCTTATTTTGCCTTTCGCGCCATGCTCTCTGTAGAAGTCCGCAAAATTTAGGTATCCGCGCTCTTTTAAACGCCTATCCAATGTGTCTTCAGATATGCGCCATATGGCACAAATTTCATCTTGTGTTGCGTTAATTTCTGCCAATGAAACAATTTTTGCAAAATCTTCGTCGCTTATTTCAATTCGTGGTCGCCCGACTTTAGAATCTGTCGTCATGATTGTTTATCCCATTGTTAAAACAAAGTAATATTATTTTAGCAAAAAAAAGACCACTGCGATAGTGGCCTAAAGTCGCTACAAACGACTAGGAGAAAGAGCCTTCATTGTAACCTCTCTTTGTTCAGCCGTCTAGCCTCTGCGTTGTAGTGCCTGGCAATCTCAACCAGGCCTTCTTTGGTGTACTTCCTCAGCGTGCTGTCAGATTCGAGTAAGTTTAGCTGGCGTTCACCGATTCTGTCTATCAGCCGCTTGCGATACTCGACATGATTACCAGCGAGCCAGTTATTGCAGTGCTTGCATTGACCGTGCACATTGTCCTCGACAAACCGCATGTGCGGAGCCGAGCCAACCGACCTGTAGTGACCTGCGTCAAATGTGTTTGGTGCGTCTCCTAGAGGCTTGTCACACGATACGCATGGCTTGCCTGTATCTCTAGCTCGGATGTATGCATTAAACGCCGCCTGCGCCTTCTTGACCAACTGCGGTTTGGTTTGCAGTGCATCCAGCTTTAATTTGTTTCTTGCTTGTCTTTCTTGACTTTAACCGCCTTGACCAGTTGCATAGCACACGCTGGGCTACAGCAAGTTTGTAGCGGCCTGGCTGGTTGAAACGTATCTTTGCATACCTTGCACTTCTTTGTTTTCATTCGCCCACCTCAAAACCTTTGTCTGTTGCCCAGCAAATGAGCCACTCTGTGAACTCGCTTGCGTCTGCCTTATTGAATTTGCGCGACTGCAAGCCCAATTGAACCACCCTTTGGCCATCTAAGCTGGGCGCCACCTTACCTGCTGACCTTGCAGTCTCGCTTGCCCACTGGTCAATCAAGAAACGCTTCCAGCTTTCCCCGTCCCACTTAGCCCCTGCGTGCTCAGCCTGCTTTGCAATTTGGCCAATAATGGCGTGGTACATCTCATTTTGTGGCTGGCTGCGAGTCTCGCTTGTGACTTCCAAAGTAAATTTCTTACCTCCTATCAGATGAGGCTTCATCTTTTGATAAATGTCCGTTACCACCTGGTGCGCCTGTTGCGTATTATGTAGCGTTATTTTCATTTTCTGTTCTTCTCCAATGTCATTAGCGCCCTTATATCATCCGCGTACTTTTGACCATATTTTTTAGCCAATTTATCCATCACGCCCCTAAACCACTCTGGCGCTTTTTCAGCTTGCCACTTGTAGCTGTACACCAACTCGCGAGCCAAACCCGCGTTAGCGGCCTGTTGCGACTTTTTAGACTCAATGCTTTGTTGCACTCGACGCTCGGCCTGCTCTTTCTTTGTGCCCCAGGGTATTAAAGACAACGCTTTTGCTTTTCTGTAAGTTTTGAATTGACTTTAAGTTGATGGACATTTTGTATTCCATCGCCATTTAAATTCTTTGACCTAGCTTTACCACCGACAGTTCCAGCCCTTGAACGTCTAAAACTGGTGTCATCGCTAATAATACTTTTCCCAATAAACATCGTAAAAGCATTTGGTATTGGTTCTTTTTTCATATAGCAAGCCATAAGTTGAGTGTAATTAATCCGCAAGTGACAAGCCCTACTGCAAACAGAATTACAGCAACAACCGATAGTTTTACTAAAACATTGCGCCAGCGTTGCGGGTTTTGATGCTGGTAATTGATGTATGGCTCTGCGTCAATTGGTATTTGACTTGCCCTAACTCGGCGTTGTAGCCAAGCATTTGTTCTTCTAATTTCTTTTTCTGCGCTCATGTCTTTCTCCTTTTGTACTTATAAAACACGTGAAAACCAATTACTTCAGTCATTTCCAACCTGCCCGCCCAACGAGGGTGGACAGCTAGGGTATGGTAGTGCGTTGACTTTCTTGTATTGTCCTTTAACCTGCCTGCGATTGCCTTAGCCACTACCCGCTGCACTTTCGGCGTGTACGCCACCAACCTTGGGTTCCGCGCTCTGTAATCGTTTGCCCAACTAAACTGCTTGCTTTGATAAACCACTTTGCAGATTGAGTTTGGCCAGCGCTTACTTGCGACCCTGTTTAAGACCACCGAGGCCACTGCCCTGATGCCAGCCAGACTTTCACCCCTTGCTTCATAGTGCAGGTTGTCAGCCAGGCACTTAGCCTGCTTGCTGTAAGGCACAGCCAACGCCAATGTCGGCAGCATCAACAAAGCCAGTAGTGGCTTAAGCACTGCCTCTTGCCATGATATATTTTGCGGCATGTAACCAGTAATTGTTCACGTGTTCTTCTCCTTTAAATTTGGCTTCAATGGCGTGAGAAAATTCCATATATTGCATTGAGTCCACTTGCGTATAAACACTCCAGATTTCCTCATCCGTCAGCCCAACCCAAGGCTCGTTGTCCAAGAACTCGTCCTGCTCCTCGGCAGACATTTGAGAAAAGGTCTGGAAGTGATTCTCACCGCAACAGTGAAACCGCACTTTCTCACCACCACAGTAGCAACAGTACTGCGTGTCATCAGCCATTAGTTCTTCTCGTGTCATGTGTTTTTCTCCTTATCGTTTATAACTTTTGCCTTCTTCGACCTCAGTACATCGCGGACAATCCGCTGCGACCGGTCTAACTCACCCACCGTCACGATTTCTAATTGCTCGTCGTGTAATTGCATTGCCTCGTCCAGGGTTTGCATCTCAGCACCCTTTAAGATGTAGTGGTCTGTCCTCATACCGCGTTTGCAGACCTCTAGAAGCGCGTCTAAGTCCGTTTTTTGCAAACAAAGCATACTCAGTACCAACCCCATCAAAACGAGCGCCTCGCACGTGTTTAGAGCGCTTATCAGTACATCCAGCTCTTTGCGTCTTGCCTCACCTTTGACAAGCATTGCCAGGGCATTGTGGTTCTTCAACTTCAGGGTCAACAGAGTAGCCTTCGTGCTTTGCAACCGGTGTGATGCTTTCAATCACAAAGCCAACGGGTTAACTAAGACAGGTTTAGGCTTGTATTTGCTTTGTTTTTTCTATATTCTTCCTCTGTAAGCTCACTAATAATGTACAACGCTTGGTTGATTATGAATACAGGGTAATCCCTACCTTCACGCACCAAATCAAGTTATTTTTCTTGCTGTGTAATAGTTCATGCTTTCCTCAATACTGCGTTGATTTTTGCCCTTATGTCTGCAGGCATAGGCACAGCCGTTTTGCGGTCAAGCTCTATCTGCCTCAAAGCTGAATCGTATGAAGGTGAAATTGCAACAGTATTCCGCACAACGTCAGCAGATTGCTGTGCAAAAGATTGCTTTTCAACCTTCTGACTTCTAACCCAGTTTCGCCAAGTCGCGTTCCAGTCTAGCTTGACACCCTTGCCGCCAGCTACTGAATTCCAGTAGTCCGTGAACTCTGCAAACACCTTCCGTAAATCAAGGTCTGGCCGCTCTGTCTTTGACCACTCGGCAAGTTCAGAATCAGGCTTCCAGTTTGATGGCAACCGCGCACCGCGTGTTGCTGTCTTATCTTTGGTTAATGGTTTATGGTTTATGGTTATTGGTTTATGGTTAGGGTTATTTTGGCTTTCGTCTGGGTTCCCAGAAATAACCGACTGGGTTTTCTTCGGCCTACCGCCTAGCTTCCCATTGGTACGATTTTTATCAGCTTGGCCGTGATACTCATTAATTTCCAACCTAATCCGTGTTTGCGAGTATCCCTCATCGCCCTTGGCAAAGAAGTCTGACAACACATTCAGCAATGAGGTTTCATGCTCAGAACCGAGGCGTAACCGCCGCATAACCACTTGGGTTTCAAGCGGTATTGGTTGCTCATCTAGGTATTGCCAATCAATTAGCTGGCGATAGATGCCATGCTCAATCGTTGTGAGGTGGCCGGTATCCTTGCGATAGTCGGCGATGTTGAACTTGTAATAGTGCATAAAGCATTTCCGCGTAATTCCCAGAAAAGAAACGACAGCAGGCGGGGAATTCGCTTTTCGGTCTGCTCATGACTTCAGACCTAGCTGGGTTTCAAAATATTATACGTTAGTCACTGCA